GGGTTACACACTGCCTACGCCCTATCGTACAGAAGCTAGAAGGGGCCTTGACGCCACTTTTGGTGCGTACCACAGGAAATGACAGGGTATTCATCAAATTCAGCTTAGATGGCCTTCTACGGGCTGACATCAACGCTCGCATGACTGCGTACTCAACTGGTCGCCAGTCTGGATTCTTAACTATCAACGATGTTCGTCGCCTAGAGGACCTACCTCCGATTGACGACCCATCGGCTGATACCGTACAGGTACCACTTGCAAACGTAAACATCGGCGCTTCAACCCTATCTGAGGAATCAGAGCGAGTTTCGATGGCTGCAAAGATGATTCAGGTTGGCTTTGACCCTGCAGAGGTTCTTAGCAAGCTTGGTCTACCTGCGATTGCACACACTGGCCTTCCAAGCGTCCAGCTACAGCCAACTTCACAGATTGACCCTGAAGACCCACAAGCTGCTTACGAGGTCTAACTATGGCTATTACTTCGGGAACGCAGACAGTTGGAACTACTAGAAGCCAAATAGATGGCAATTCAGTAAATTGGACTACCGTGGTTATCAGAAACAACGAATCCACTAAGACGCTTTATCTAGGAAATAGCACTGTGACCATAGCCAATGGACTACCAATTCCGAAGGAATCTACACAATCATTTGAAATACCACCAGGCGAGAGTCTTTCGATGGTTAGCGATAGCGGAGAACATAGCGTTTCCTGGCTAAGAATCGAGCACGTGTAATGCCTTACTTCATTTGGGATAAATCACCAGACTGTTCTGGATATGCTGTTGTAAAAGCAGATGGCGAAGTAGTTGGTTGCCACAATACAAAGAAAAGCGCAGTTGACCAGATGATAGCAATATCTCTAGCAGAAGGAATCGAACCAGGTGGTACTTATACCGAATCAGAACGGGGTTCCAACATCATCGAAGAAAATAGAGCAGCCGTCGGAACCATCAAAGTCGGAGACTACGTTGCCTTCAAAGACCGAAAGCAAACCAAGTACGGAGAAGTCCAAGAAGTAGTAGAGCAGGGCTCTATCTCAGTTCCAGGCTCTGGCATTCAGCTAAACGGAAGCATTCTGGACCCAGTCGTACTAATTCAGGTATATGAAGAAGTCGAAGGTGGCTGGGGAGAGACTGGCGAATTTGTAGCTAAGCACATGTCCTCCGTGAACTGGATTCAGCCGCTAGCAGAGCCTATGGACGAACCTGAAATGGAAGATGATGACTCGGAATACGACGATTCTGAAGACATGGTCGAAGACCGAGCAGTAAACCTAACCCCACCAGCCTACATGCGTGCAGCAGCCCGTCAGGGCCTGAAGTACTACGAAGAAGGCAAGGGCGGCGATGGACTGGTTGAAAGAACTATCAGAGAAGCTCGTGCGATGGCATCTGGCAACGTCACCGCTGAGAAGTGGGTTCGGATACGGGCTTGGATTGCTCGTCACCTTGTGGATTTGGATTCGCCAGCCGCTAGACCTGATTCCCCTGATTATCCAAGTGCTGGTGTAGTTGCCCACTTGTTATGGGGTTCTGGGCCGTCAAAACGTGCTGCACAAAGGGCTTTGACCTACGCAGAAGGCGTAGTTGCTAGACTAGAGGCAGAGAACCGTACGCTAATTAGCGTGAAAGGTAAGGACATGGCAAAAATCGAAACACGCATCAGCGTCTCTAAGTTTGAGGTGCGTGAAACCGACACTGGTATGAGCTTTGAGGGGTACGCTGCTGTATTCAACTCACCAAGCGAGCCTCTACCATTCACCGAGCGAATCGCACCAGGTGCATTCCGTCGCTCACTACGCTCTCGCAACGACATCAAGCTTCTATGGAACCACGACACTGGCTCAGTAGAAGACGGACACGGACTCAGGGTAAAGGCAGAACTGCCAAACACCACCTTGGGACGTGACACTGCAGAGCTTCTACGCCGTGGTGACGTTGACAGCATGTCATTTGGTTTCTCCGTGCCTTCAGGTGGCGATGAATGGAACCACGATGGCTCTGAGCGCACCCTACGCTCGGTTCGTCTACACGAGGTATCTATTGTGGCTTTCCCTGCCTACAGCGCAACCGCTGGCACCACTACCGTGCGTGGCCTAGACAAGATTGCCACTCGTGCAGAGGTGGACGCAGACGTTTTGGCAGACGCCATGATTAAGGTCGAACTTGGCGACGAGTTGACCAGAGAAGAATCCGATGCTCTAACCAAGGTAATCGGCTCTCTATCTCCTAAAGAAGAGGTGGAGGAAGTTGCAGAAGAGTCAGATGTGAACTCGGCTATGCTGGAACTCAAGAAGAAGAAGCTTGAACTACTACTGAAAAGGATTTCATAATGGCAAGCAAGGCAGACATCAAGAAGGCAATCCTAGAGGTTGCTGGAAACCCTGACTCTGGAATTATCAAGGACCTAGCCGACGCATGGGCAGACGCTATCGTAAAGCTAGATGCACCAGAAGCAGATGCTAAAGTACAAGAAGGCGTTCCATCTGAGAAGCCTGAGAAGGAAGTTCGAATTATTAAAGCTGGCGAAACCCGCTAATTCAATAGAACTTCGCCCCCTTGTGTCGCTTTCACACAGGGGGGTTTTCTTTTTAAGTCAAGGGTGGCTTTACAGCTACAATATAAATAGCGGAAGTGAGTTAGCTCTGCCGTGATTAAGTTGTGCGTCAACGCCACTACTAACCGTAAATATAAAACAAGGAGACTAAATGTCTGAGTTCATTAAGACTCAGCAGGAGCTTCGTGCAAACCTCGTTCGTCAGATTCAGGACACCCTAGAATCTGCAGAGGTACGTGGCGGGCTTGACGCTGAGGCAAACGAGAAGATTAACCGCATTGAGGCTGACATCCGCAAGGCTGACGAGGCTATCGCAGTTGCTACCCGCAACGAAGAGCGCATGGTAGAGGCTTCTGCCGCTGCTAAGGGCTTCATCCCTGCTGCTGAGGTTTCTTCCGAGGAGTCCACCCTACGCTCAATCCTTCGTGGAGAGCAGCGCAAGGGCGAGTTCTCCAAGATGGAGAAGCGTCTGCTAGTAAACAGCGACAACACCGTTCCAAAGTCGTTCTACGACGAGGTATTCGCAGTTGCTCGCCTAACTGGTCCAATGCTAGACGTTGCACAGGTTCTAAACACCGCTTCTGGCGAGGCTTTGACCATCCCAACCCTAACTACATACAGCACCGCAACCATCACCGCTGCTGGTTCGGCTCTAACCGAGTCTGACCCAACCTTCTCAAGCATCACCCTAGGTGCTTTCAAGTACGGTGGCATCATCAAGGTATCTCGTGAGCTAGTAGCTGACGCAGGCTTTGACATGCTTTCCTACTTGGCACAGGAGATTGGTAACGGAATTGGTTACGGCGTAAACGCTGCTCTAACCAACGGTACTGGTACCGTACAGCCAACTGGTGTTGTAACCGCTGCAGGCTCTGGTGTCACTGGTGGCACTGGCGTTACTGGTGGATTCACCGCTGACAACCTGATTGACCTTGCTTACACCCTAGATGGTGCAGCTCGTCGTCTACCAGGCGTTGCTTACATGACCAACACCGCTAACTTGGGTGCAATGCGTAAGCTAAAGGACACTGCTGGCAACTACCTATACCAGGTAGGCGTCGGACAGCCTGACACCTTCGCTGGCTTCTCTGTAGTAGAGAACCCACACGTACCTGCTGCTGCGACTGGCGCTAAGTCGGTGCTCTTCGGACACCTACCAAGCTACAAGGTTCGCGTTGCAGGTGGCATCCAAATCAGCACCTCCGAGGACTACGCATTCAATGAGGACGTCGTTGCAGTACGTTACCTAATGCGTGTTGACGGAAACCTGACCCACGCTGGTCACATCAAGTACTTCAAGGGTGGCGCTAGCTAATAACTAGCCTCCTTTGAGACAGGCTGAAGCCCCGAGTGTTGTAGGTTGCACTCGGGGCTTCTTCTTTGTATTGTTATCACATGGCAACCTACGAAAAATATGATGGCACTGTTTCCATCTTCTCCAACTCATACGACACCCCTACTGGTT